GTTTATTATTTCATAGGAACTAGTAAAACGAAACTGATAGTATGAAATTTACCCAAACAACAAATGTCATATATAACATATATCCCTACAACTTAAGAAGGATTGTCTTCCTTATAAATCTCTGTTTTCCAGCTGGATATGGACGAAATGATAATATCCGACTTATAAAAGTTTTTTAATATCAGTTTGCCGCCATTAAATTTGCTACCTATTACAAGCCATTTATTAACATATTGTTCGTATTTTTGTTTCCCATCGTCAAAATGACTGATATATACTACCTGTGGCATTATAAATGATTTACTCATCTATTATTTAAATACTTTAGATAACAGACAATTGTCACACCTTTTAATTTAAAAGTTGATAATATTTTATATATTATGAATTAAAATATTATTAATTGAAAAACACCAAATTAAACTTAAAATAATCAGATAATGAAATTTTATTGGAGTAATGCTTCGGGTTCTTTAATTCCGCGCTTTTAATACACTAATGTGAACTCAAATTTTGCTCTCCAAGCTGTTGTGTCAGATGTCAATCCAAAGTACTTCGTTGTCAATTAATATCTTAATTTTTTTTTCTTCCTTTTTCTAGTAAAACGCCTCTTACGCCTTCTCCTCCCTCGCCCCTTCCTCTTTTTCGTCATGACCGACTTGGTTTTCGCTCTTTTGACTCGCTTTACGAAACAACCATTGCCCCCACCAAATGACGCAATATGCCCTAATATATCTGTCGGTAGTCTGAGCGGTGGCTTCTGTAATCTATAATTATCCCACAAATTAACTCTATGGTTGCTTCTAACTAGCAAAATATCAGAATCGTCTTTAATCTCTTCCCAATAGTACTTACTAACCATTTTTGTTGAATATTCTCTATTACGTCTTGGTGGAGCCCGTTTGAATTGAAAAATTTCCATCGTTTTTTCTTCTTCAGTAGGTTCTTTGTTCTCTCCAGAACCTGGTTTTTTAGTGGAATGATCCTTATTTATTATTATATGAGTCATGTTGGGAAACCACTTTTCTCTCATTTCGTCATATCTACCATTGTCCTCTTCTGACTCTTGGTTTATAATTATACATTCTGCTACTTTATTCCACCCAACATGATTGTCTTTTGTTGGATTGGGTTTTGGATTTTCATCTTCATTTCTTTCCCATAAACGATATGCTCGGCCTTTTATTGGTCCTGTGCCTAAAATATCTTTCATCCCTTCTTTTCCTTCTGGTCCCGTAATGTCACTCTCCTTAATATGACGGTGAAATTTTTTCCACCCATTCTTGTATGTTTCTTCGCCCATATAAACCCCAGCTACTCCGTATGGACGGGGATTTGTTATTACCACATTGCTTACTTTTTTTTCGGGACCATTTTCCGTAGGTATGGTTCTCTCAAGTTGTATTATGTCACCTTTACTGCGCGTAGGAGGGATTAAATAATTGTATTCTGGAAAAAGTCTTGTAGAATAGGTCCAAACTTCCGGGGATTTTATCTCAAACGAATCCTTTAAAAATGATGTCATATACAATAAGACAATATTCTAAATTATTATTGTTTAAATATTTACTTGATCAATGCCAAGGGTATAAAAAATAGGAGAAAACAGGAGAGAAAGAAGCAAAATAAGAAACCCAACTCTTAATGATACTGGTATTTTATAATATTCTAATAAATTTACTATAAAAAATTTGAGAAAATTTTTATTTTATAAAAGTTTTGTGGTTTATACATTTGTTAATATTTGTATCATTTTTTGATTAAATCATTCGCTAGAATGTACAATAGGTGGCCTTGTTAGGGTGGGTGCTGTAGATCGTCCGGAAAACCAACCTGAGGTTAAGTTGGTTGGCGAAGGTAACCCCACATCTTGAGGAACACAAGTTGTCATTCTTAATGATGAAGGCATCATTGGTTGATTTGTTCGTGACGAATTATGGGATGGAGCACTCGATTGTCTCATGGCTTGGGAGAAACCAGGTGATCGCATTCCCTCCGATGAATCGCGTGTTACTTGAGACATCCCATTAAATGCTGCTTCTGCTGTGCTTGGAGTCGCACCAAAAGTCATAGCGTGTGTAGCAGCAAATCCGAAATTTGTTCCTGTAGCAATTGCGTCCTGGTTTGCAGCCAGAAACATCATTTCTGCGCCACTTTTTCTTAGACGCCGAATAACCGCATTTAAATCTTGGATTTTGTATTTATCGGATGCGTTATCCATTCCATCGGTTGAAAGAGTAAATACGGCGACAACTTTGTCGTTGTCTTTGCCTTTTAACGACTCGTGAATCTCTGACAATTTGTTTTCAAACGCAATCGCTCGCTCATAAGCTGTATCTACTAACCGAGTACATCCACGTGGTTCTAACATGTTTTGGACATCAAGAACCTTTGGAATATCTTTAATATTGGCATATTCATCGCCTCCCCACTCAGTTGTAAATGTGGTTGCTTCGTCATCAAATGTGGTAATACTAACAAAACATGTGGCACCAGTATTATTTGCGTCTTCTCTTCTATCGTCAATACATTTTTGAAGTCCCGCCATTTGAGCAGCAGCAATATTAGAGGTTGACCCGGAACGATCGCCAATATATTCAAACAAGATTACCGCCGGTGGTCGTACAGCATCTGGTCTTGTTGTAGTATTGTCACGTTTTACAGAATTCAAGCAGGAAAGTGTTGTTAATGAAGCCATATTGTTGTTATTATTTATTTTGTTGTTGTTTTCCTTTATTAAAATATTTTTTTATTACTTCAATTTTATTAAATTTTCAAGTAATTGGATAATATTATTAATTGGGAATAACATATCTTAGATTTTACAATAATTAATTTGATTTATCTTAAACTTTGTATAACCAAATGTTGTGCGATATCAACACTGTCTTGATATAAGGAATATTCCACAGGATGGTGCGCATTTATACAAATAATCTTCAATCTTGAGAAGACCTCTAACAATTTTACATTTAGATATCGTCTCAATGGCAGCGCGTCTGACTTGTAATCAGAAGTTCCGAGTTCAATTCTCGGCGAAGGGTTGAGTCACCAGTCTGTAGATTCAAATTCCACGCACAACGGTCTATATGTTATTATCTTTCCCCCATAGGCTTGTCTATCGGACCCAAGATCCGAAGACGAATGTCTCACGTCGGTTCAAGTCTGACAGATAGCGAAATGGTTATTTTTGACCCTAAAAATAAGAATATATTCATTGTCAATAATAAATTTTTTTACAATTAATGGATTATCAAGGTTAACAGATAAGGTGTTATATTTACAACGAGGGATTGTGTTAACACGGAATTATTTTTTTAATTATTATTAATTATTATTTTCAAATACTAATTAAAAAATGAACGGTTGTTTTGGATGTGGGTAACATTGGGCTTAAAGATTTATCCATTAATAAATCTAACAATTATTATGATTAAAGATATTATAAATTTCTCAAACGTCTCTTACTAGCCTTATTCGCCTATACTTATGTAGTACCAATATTTTTTCCCATATTATATCTAAAAGTTTTTTATTTCTATTGAAAAAATCTTTCTCTAAAATATGTTCTTTCCAATCTTTGGAATCCATAAAATCCATAAAATCCATTATATATAATATTTTTAATAATTTATATATGTCAAATAACAATAATTACAATTTGTTATAATACATTATTAGACTTGTTTTTGATTTAATTGATTTTCTTTTAGGGAAAACGCCAGTAACTTCAAGTCCCAACAAGTAACCATGGGTACCCTCTTCCGCTGTCTGAAAATTATCTAGATTTAACACTATAGATTTGGTTATTAAACCGAGAACCGTTTTATAGAAGCGGGGGACAATTGAAACAGTTGATAAAACAGAACTAATATCAAAAATATTGATGTACAGTGGAATCTAGTTTTATATTATGTTTTTTATTTAGATAGGATGTACACTAGGTAATCTAGAAAACTGCCTAACTCGGAAATAGGTAACATAACAATAAATAGACCACATTTTATTTTTAGACTCTCGATCAACACAAGTTGCCAGATTTGCTCATCATGCCTTTTCGCGGGTTTTAGTTTGATTTCTAGGTCTGGACGAGACGAACCGAAACTGTATTTGTCTAATTTTGACCGGAAAACGCCAAATAAATTATCTAGTTTGACTAAGAACGGTCAATAGATCAAGAACATTCTGGATATTTCACTGACACAATAGTGATAACCCATTACATTTATTTACAAGTATTACCTTTTTCATAAATAATATTGTATAAGTCTATTCTATATATGGGAAACTTTGTAGAAGATGTTTTATTATTGGGTATTAATAAAATAGATAGCCCTTATGGATTATATGCTGCTTTAATGCCGTTTATAAATGAATTTTTGAATTTATTTACATTAACTATATTTACACCATATTTCGGTTTTGAATTGTACCCTCATCGCCCAAAAACAATTAAGGAGGGTATACTAAAAACAATGATAGATACATTGGCTATTACGGGTATAGTAGCAAACGCTTCTTATTATGGCGGACAGTATTCGAGAGATATAGGATTTGTAAAAGGTGTATTATATGCTTTTTTCACTTTTTTCATACCAAATTTATTTATGAATAGGGTATTGGGATCAAAATACCACCATGTAAACCTATTTTTAGGTTTGGTGTTTATCTACATCTTGGATATTATGGTACACGGAACCTCATATTACTATATACACCATGTAGTAAAACACAAGGAGAAAGATAAAAAAAAATAATACAAATTTTAAAAATCTTCACTTTATTTATTGCCATTTCTAGTAATAAAATACAGAATAAGAACTATAAACAGTATTGTTATTGTGTCAAAAATCCAAATTTTAATATATTTGAAACCGCTTTAATTCTACGTTCATCTACCGCGTACACATATAATTATTTTGCGTGAATATCGGAAAGTTTTGGCGGTGTAAAATAAAAAAAAATTCTCAGTACGGGATTTGAACCCGTGACCTTCGGCTCATAAGACCGATGCTCTACCAACTGAGCTAACAGAGATGTTACCGTGCTCCCCAACCTGACACAACTCAACAATAACACCCACCATTAAATATCTATTCGGTACTTCAATTTTTTTTAAACCGCCACCTTGTGGTACCGCGAGCATAAAATACTTATATATTGAGTCTGATCGCATAACGCGATGACATAACTTAGAATCATACAAAGTTCTATACCCACTTTTTATGACAAAATCTACTTCAATATTCTCAAAAAAAAAACAATCATATAAACAAAAGGAAAAATTGTCGTCTATAAATCGTAAAAACACATTAACAAAAAATTTCTACAACAAAAAATGTTTTTTTTGTTCGTTTCTGTGTTTTCTCACAGTTTTTTGGCGTCTAATGAAGACAGTCAGTTGGCATTGAAGATGTCGTTGTCGTCGGGCTATCAATTGGGGACAATCGTCGCATGGCTGCGGCAACTTCTTCTCTGATTTCACCTTTTTCCATAGGCGTCATATCTACGTGAGATTCCTCCACCTGTGATTTCTCCTCGTCTGATGCTCCGATAACAACCGATGGACGCAAGCGAGGTTTGGGCGCATCCGTTGGTTTCTTGCTTCCGCTTGCCGAAACCTTCCAGAACCATGGCTCATCGTAAATGACTTGGACCTGTTGTCCACCGCGAAGGGCGTCCAGAACAGCCATTGCTTCTCCCGATCGTGTGTTCCATTTTCCAGGAGCAAAATGGACAAAAGCTCGCTTGTGGGTTCCACAGTGGATAACATCAACTCGTTCAACATATCCCCAGCCACACGAAATGAATGTTTGCTTAATGCGACGCCACCCGATATTATTAAAGACTCGCGGAATACAAAGACTGACACCAGTTGCGACATCGCAACTGTTGGCATTGTTGGCATTTCTGACATTTCTGACATTTTTGGTATTGGAATTAGAAGATGACATTTTAAAGTTTTTTTTTGATTGATTTGTATTTTGGGTTTTATATGCCTTCTTCCATGTTCCCAAATTGTACTTCAATTTTTTTATAAGGGGTATACTATTTATTTATCACTGCTTCCGATGGAACAAATGATTGTATTCCCGTAATAGCCCGTCCTAAAATTAAAGCATGAACATCATTTGTACCTTCATATGTATTAACAGCTTCTAAATTCATAACATGTCTAATAATATGATACTCATCTGATATACCATTGCCACCCAACATATCTCTTGCTTCTCGTGCTATATTAATAGCACTAATACATGAATTTCTTTTTACCATGGATATCATTTGTGGAGCTATGGTACCCGCTTCTTTCATTCTACCTACCTGGTAACAAGCCATTTGGCCTAACGCAATATTAGTAGCCATATCTGCTAATTTCTTTTGTATTAATTGGTTCGCAGCCAATGGTGCTCCAAATTGCGTTCTTTCTAATGTATATTCCCTTGCTTTAGCATAACAAAATTCAGCTGATCCCAAAACACCCCATGATATTCCAAATCTAGCATTATTTAAACAGTTAAATGGTCCACCTAATCCTGTGATTCCGGGTAATACATTTGTCACTGGTATAGTGACCCTGTCCATAAATATCATGCCTGTGGGCGAGGATCTTAATGAAAATTTACCTTCTATTTTGGGGGATTCCAATCCTTTCATACCTTTTTCCATAATAAATCCTTTAATTTTATTACCATCTGATGTGTCTTTGGCCCACACTACGAAAATATCAGCAATAGGTGAATTCGTTATCCAATTTTTAGAACCGGTCAATTCATAATCGCCGCCAATATTTAATACAGCTTTTGTTTCCATTCCTGCTGGATCCGAACCATGATTTGGTTCTGTTAAACCAAAACATCCCACAATTTCACCCGAGGCAAGTCGTGGCAAATATTTCTCTTTTTGTTCTTCAGAACCAAACGCATTTATTGGATGCATAACCAATGATGACTGGACACTCATCGCACTACGGTATGAACTATCAACGCGTTCTATTTCTCTTGAAATCAAACCATATCCATTATATCCAATACCGGGGCACCCATATCCTTCAATTGTTGAACCCAATAAGCCAAGCGACCCCATCTCTTGAAATATACCACGGTCAAATGTTTCATTTCTGTTGTTATCTAATACACGCGGCATTAAATTCTCTTGACAGTAGTCATGAGCCGTCTGAGAAACCATCTTTTCCTCTTCTGTTAATAAAGATTCCATATTCAAGGGATCGTCCCATTTAAAATCAACAAAATGCTCTTTTTGAATAGAAGTAGCGATACGTCTTTTAATTGTTATATTGGTTACACAATATGGCAAAAACGCGTGTGATGTTGTAACCAACCGGTTAACACGAATTGGACTGAAAAATCTTTTTACAAACATTTTTTTTATTGGTTAAAAAATATTAAAAAAAAAATCAATTTTATAATAAAAGTATATCCAATATAATTTTATAAACAGTTATTCCAATAAATTTATTAATTATCAAAAATATCTATTTTCTCTTTCTAGTTTTGTTCTTTTTTCTAGTTTTCTTTTTTTCTCTCTTTTGTTTTTTTTTACCACCTGTTGCCTTATACTTTCTTGTTTTTCTATTCATATGATGTTTAGGAAGTTAATATTCAAATAATGTTTAGGAAATTAATATTCAAATATTGTTTTTTAATAATAATATTTGATATATATATATATATATGAGTGGTAAAAAAAAAGAACATTTCTTGGCAGCTGATGTCGCGACAACGACAGAAAACCTAATTAAAAGATTTGGAACAACATCCGCGTACGGCGCAGATAATCCTCTTACCCCCGCGCAGATAAGGTGCGCGAAGCGTCAAAAGGAGAGAGAGAAGGGGAGCATATGTAGTGGATTGTCGTGTACAATTATGGGAGGCAAAAGAAAGTCTGGTCGTAGAAGAAAAACGCGTAGAAAAAGAAAAACGCGTTATGGGAGAAAAAAACACCGTGGAAATAAACGGAAATCAAAAAAAACAAGAAGATAAATTTATATATATAAATTTTATATATATAAATAACGCCCGATAGCAATGAAGGTAACGTATCTAAAAAATTTATTTTTACGATGATTTTTGTTTTTTGTTTTTTTGTTGGAGACTATATCCAGTTGAGGTGCGTCTCTTATTCATTCTCCGATTTATTGAATACGCTCCAGCTTCTCTTCGAGACACTCCAATCGCACTCTAGCATCGTCAATATCTCCCTCATCGGCCCAGCTTGTCGCGTTTTGCTCTTCTTCTTCAAGGTCTTCTCTGGCGACCGCGATTTCAGCCTTCAACTGGGCAATTCTGTTAAGTCGCTTCTTGTTTTTGAGAAGTGCGTCCTTTGATACTACGACTGGTGCCGCGCGAAACTCTGTGTCAGGTTGAAGAGACGATTTGGGAGAAGGAGCAATCTTCTTATTGTTGGTTTTCTTAAGAGGTTTCAACGCGAGCTTGTTTGTCCATTTTCCCAGCAGAGGTGATTGCTTGGGGTGACTGGTGGAACTTGTCTCTTCAACGCTTTCAATAACCGAAAAATTAAACGACTTACGGGCCGCGATACGTGGACCAGGGCTCGTTGCTTTCCTGGTGGGCCCGCTCTTGGTGACATCAATCCACTCACCGTTCTTGGCAGCGGTTTTGCGCTGGAGATAAACGTTTTGAGAGGCTTGGCGACGAAGTGACGTGCGACCCGATTCACGCATTGCCTTGGCAAGAAGCTTTGGACAAAGTGTAACATACTGTTTGCGGTTCTTGTCAAAATGACCCTTGACGTGATCACTTGCGTGACAATACCGACAGTCAACTTTGTTACTTGGATGAATGGTCATAGCGGACATTTTTTGATTGAGGTTTTGAATTATTTTTTTTTTTGATTGTTATTTGGTTTTTATATATCTTTCATGTATAAGAAATTTTGTACTTCAATTTTTTTATTTTAATTCCGTTTTCAACAACACCGCGTTGTTCAAAAATAAAAAATAAGGATTTATTTTTTATTAAAACTGATCTGAATTACTACATTACTGGAACACAATGTTTAAAAAAATTTTTATGACAGAGCAAAATCAATCTATTGTGGTTTTGAAACAAAAAATGTCGATGAAAAAATAAAAAATTGATTCAAAAAAACCGAAAAAACGAAAATGTAATAAATATGTCCACATTATTAGTTGATGATGATGTGAAAAAATCCAAAATTAAATCCACAATTAAATCCACAATTAAATCCAAAAATAAACCCAAAATTAAACCCAAAATCAAGCTTAAAATAAAAACTAAAATTAAGATTGAATCTGAAAAAACAGATGTTGAAACCAATGTTAAAATCAATGTTAAAACCGACGATAAACCCGACGATAAACCCGACGACGATAAACCCGACGATAAAATAGATGTTAAAACAGATTCCAACCAGATTATAATTCCAAAACTTCAAAAGATTGTGAATGAAGATTGTATAACTGGGATGAGAAAACTAAAAGACGATTCTGTTGATATTATCATTTGTGATCCTCCATACAATATTGGTAAGGATTTCGGTAATAATAGTGATAAACAAAAAATGGATGAATATTTGCCCTGGTGCGATGAATGGATCGCCGAGTGTATTCGTATTTTGAAACCAAAAGGTACATTATATATATACGGATTTAGTGAAATTTTGGCCTATATCAGAGTGAGGATTAATATTAATGTTAGGTGGGTAATTTGGCATTACACTAATAAAGTAACACCTTCATTGAATTTTTGGCAAAGAACACATGAAAGTATACTCTGTTGTTATAAGGAAAAACCAGTATTTAATAGAGATGAAGTTAGAGAACCTTATACAAAGGCCTATCTTAAAAACGCGGCTGGGAAAGTTAGAAAAGCAACAAAAGGCAGATTTAGCAATGGTACAAAAGAAACCATATATAAAGCACATAAAAATGGAGCACTTCCAAGAGATGTTATTAAAATCTCCGCTTTAGCTGGAGGAGCAGGTAAAAAAGAAAGAGTTGATCATCCAACTCAAAAACCATTGGCGCTTTGTGAAAAATTAATTAAAGCGAGTAAAAATGGCGAAGATACTTTAATGGTTATACCCTTCGCTGGGTCGGGTAGTGAATGTGTCGCAGCAAAAACATTAGGTATTAATTTCATAGGATATGAAATTAATCAGAAATACATAGATTTGTGTAATGAACGATTGGAATCTTTACCTTAAAAATTGGTTGTTTGACAGTTTGAAGTTTTATACAAAATATTATCATGAATAAAATAATTTATTCTCTCCCAATATTATTTTTTTATTGTTTTAAATGTTACACAGTACAATCTAGCTCAGTGGTAAACTGGAAAATAAAAAACAAAGCCTCTATTGTTTTTTATCGTCGACTATTAGTAAGGAGTTTAAATTTACATTTTTTTTGCTAAATTTACATTTTTTTTGCTAA